AAGCATGACCGTTACGTATGACCCAAACAACACCATAACAGGAACAATCGTTGCGATTATTGGAACCAGCATCACATTCTCGGTGACCGGAGTCACCACCAATGCGGCGGTGCCAGCACCCATTTACAATAATACGTCTTTTGGGACCACAACGTATGGTTCTAATTATTCTAATGTGTTTTCATTGAATTATCCCGCATTTATGTATGGTGTAAACAATTACATTGTGCGATCTGCAACGTGTAGATTTGAGGCTGCACTGCCGCCAGCATCAGCAACAATTAATTTTCAATTGTTGAATACCGCATCTAACACGACGTACACTTCGGCAAATGTAAATACATTACCACCTTCCCCTACTCCGGGTGCAACATTTACATTTTCATTTATCAATTGTTTTATTAAAAACAATGATGCATTTGCAATGAAATTTAATTCAACTCATTTGGTGAATTGGCGCACTCCAGCTGGCGAATCTTATAATGTTTATTATGGAACATTGACGGGATATCCCGTGTCATACACGTCGGGAATAGTAACTGTCAACAGCGGCAACCTGCCAAACGTGATCGGCCCTGGGGTAGAACCAAGCGGCATACCGTCCGGTCTCTATGTGACGCGTGACTACAACGTGGAAAACCATCAAGAAATCCTGCAGCAGCTCGGCATCCTGCTGAACGGCGCGTACCGCGAAAACATGCTGGAATCCGGCGTGTACAACTACGTGGAAAAATACATCCGCACCACGGGGTCTGCCCCGTTCGGACTCTACATCTACAACTTCGGTCTGGATGCGAGCAACGCCGCGTACCAGCCCAGCGGCGCCATCAACACGAGCAAGTTTTCCACCATTGAGCTGGAATTTAGCACGTATGCGCCGCCGCTGGACCCGAGCGCCAACTTTTACACGATTTGCGACCCCGAAACGGGCATCCCCGTGGGCGTCAACAAGCCGCAGTGGCGCATCTACGATTACAACTACGACCTGACCGTGCTGGAAGAGCGCTACAACGTCATCACGTTCATTGGCGGCAACTGCGCGCTCATGTACGCCAGATAAGACAGAAGACAGTCGCGCGCAAATGCCGATTTAGCAACCCACGCCAAACGATGATGCCAATGACGATGACGATGATGCCAATGACAATGACGATGATGCCAATGACAATGACAATGATAATAATAAATATTATAATAATTTAGTATTATAATACTCAGCAGCAACGTTTTGCAAATGGAATTTACCCCTTTGAGCAATGTGCAAGTGGAACAGGATTCAACGGAATCCGTTCCGTCGCAAAAAATTATGGATTATTTCAAGTTGATTTTGAAAATATTGGCCGGGTTCATCCTGTTTTGTTGGACCAGCACGTCCAACTACTTGAACTCGCTGAACATTGACACCGATGCCATGTACCCCATTGGTAAAATGGTAGAGCGATCACCCGAACACGTGTTGCGGCAGATGGGTTTATCCAAGTTTAAAAACCTTGGACTACCACTGGCGATGGACGAGGTTAAAATCAATCCGTACGCAACTATGTTCAATCCTGGAGGGATTGACATGTCAAGCGAAAAAGCAATAAAAGAAAAAGTAGGAATGGCATGGTGGTATGAACGCACCCAGCAGTCGTCCTATCAAGTTGGTGGCTTAATTTTGCACTATGTTTTTAACTTTTTCAATGGTTGGATAGGCAAAAAAGAAGAAGAAGAAAAAGGCAAACCCAAATCAGCGCTCCTTAAATTCTTTTCATTTCTTCAATGGTTGTTTATATTTGGAATAGGATCAAATGCGTGCTTTGCAATTTTGTTAGTGTTCGTATTCTTATTATGGATCCCCGGATTTTTGGGCGGGTTAACCGCATTCATGCCGCTCACGTATTACACGGCGTCCCCCATACTGAAATTAGCGTATAAAGGATTCCTCCTGTTTTGGACATTTGTGTGGATGTGCATTGTGGGTTGGGTCACATTTTTCCCCGTCATTTACGGATTTTTTCATTTATTGTACCTCACGTTGTTCAAACAACTGAAAGACGATCTAGCCGGGTTTGTGGACGTATTTATGAAACGCATGGGCCAGCTCATGTACATTTACATTACGGCGGCGTTCATCATCGCGCTTGCATCCAAAGATTTGCCCGACGAAACCAAAATCACGGTTTCGGTAGTGTTCGGGGTATCGCTGCTCTATGCCGCATACAAAGGGTATCAAGCAAGGACAAGCGTAGAAAGCATAAACATAAGCAAGATTGTTTGAAGCATAAGCAAGATTGTTTGAAGCAATTTGTAAATCAAATATACTTGCAATCATAATCATAATAAACCCAACCCCCCGGTTTATTATCATTAGTAATATTAATTAAATCACACATCGCCGTAATGCTACCGTTCGTCAGCGTCTGCACGCCCACGTTCAACCGCCGCCCGTTCATTGCCGCCATGCTGCAGTGTTTCAACCACCAAACGTACCCAAAAGACCGCATGGAGTGGATCATCGTGGATGACGGCACCGACCCGATTGAGGACCTCGTGTCCCAGCATCCGTGCGTCCAATACTACCGACTGGGCGAAAAGATTTCTCTCGGCAAGAAGCGCAACCTCATGCACGAAAAGGCGCGCGGCGACATCATCGTCTACATGGACGACGACGACTACTACCCGCCCGAGCGCGTGTCGCACGCGGTGGACACCCTGCTGCACCACAAAAAACGCAAAACCGGTGTCAAACTGGCGGGCAGCAGCGAAATGTGCATTTATTTCAAATCCGGGGAACGTAGTTCCCCGCACCCCTCCTCCTCAGGCCACGCAACCCCAGGCCGCGGCCAAATGGTGCAGTTCGGTCCCTACGGTCCCAACCACGCCACCGCCGCCACGTTTGCGTTCTGGAAGGAGCTGCTCTCCGAACTGAATCTGGCGTACGACGCGGACGCGTGCCTGGCCGAAGAGCGCGCGTTTTTGCGCGGGTACACCGTGCCCATGGCGCAGCTGGACCCCATGAAGGTCATTCTCGTATTTTCGCACGAGCACAACACGTTTGACAAGCGCGTGCTCCTCTCCAATTTGGGCAAACCCAACTCCGGCATGCAAGTGAGCACGCGAACCGTCGCGGACTTCATCAAGGAACCGGACCTGCTGCAGTTCTACATGCACGACGTGGACGCGGCGCTGCAATTATACGACCCCGGTCATCCCTCAATGAAACCGGATGTTCTTCAACAAATCCGAGAGAAATTACAGAAAAATAATGGCTATTCAAACCAAAATCAAAATCATAACCAAAATCATAACCAAAATCAAAATCATAATCAAAATCAAAATCAAAAACATAACCAAACCGCGGTATTAAAAACAGTGATTACGTTCAAGGCCCCGAACGCCATTGACCGCAGCATGACGGTGGAGGAGTTGATACGCACGGTGCAGACCCAGGCCGAAAAACTGGAAAAAATGCGGGAACTGTGTGACAAAAAGATCCGCGAAAATTCGGACCTGCTTGCCACGATCAAGGACCGCGACGAAGTTATCGCCGCGCAGCTGGACACCATTGAGCGTCAGGGCGCGTTGCTGGATAAGCCGGCGAGTTAGTCGCACGGGTCGTCGTCGAGCTCCGGCAAAACTTCGCTGGGGTACGTGCATTTGTTCAAATAGCGCTGCATGCGCTGAATGTCCAGTTTCGTGATTTCAAATTCTTCAATGATGTCGTCCAGCTGCTTGTCGTCCGCATTGGCAAGCGCGTTCAAAAAAAAGGCGAACAAATCTTTCTTGTCCATCCCGAATTTTTGGCACATCATTTGAATGAACAGGGAGTTGTTGTATTCGGTGCTGTATTTGGTGAGAACCTTCGTGAACCGCACCTCCGACGGGTTGAACTTCGGGCACGGGTTGAACCGCTCGTGATACAGCTTGTTGTTGTAAAACGTTTTAACGAGCGAGCTCATTTCGTTGAACTGCCAAATCTGTTTTTGAAACGTGATGCGGTCAATGTAGTCCGCAAAACAAATGTTGTCCAGCGCGCACTTGTAAAAGGCAAACGCCTCCTGCTGACGCGGCACTTTGGCCAACGCGTCCACCACGTTTTCGTGCCACAGCAAGCCCACAATGGTGCGGTCCGTCTCGTTCATCAACACCGAGTGGTCGCCGAGCGCGCACGGCGTGTTAATGATTTTCTTCACAATGGTTTTGCTGTCTTCGTTGTTGGTCTTGGGTTGAAAGATGGTTTGAACGAGGGTGTTGCTGTAATCGGCCCCGGCACCGTTGGACCCGTTATTGTTCAAAATGCCACTAATGATGGAAATTTTGCGAAGGTCGCCCTGGATGAACCGGGCCACGTTTTTGTGCAGCGTTGCATCGCGGGAATGCAGCACCGACGTAAGAATCAC